GGCAACGGCTACGGCTACGGCAACGGCAACGGCTACGGCTACGGCAACGGCAACGGCTACGGCAACGGCGACGGCAACGGCTACGGCGAATTATAAATATCTTTTTGAAAACCAACTTAAGCCCCTTTATAACATTGGGGCTTTTTTATTTATATTTGTTCAGCATGGAAAAAATCGATAACAGTAAAAATACGTCCCTGCTTGTGGCGTATGAAGATCCAAAAAAGAAGATAACATTTTACTGTTTAAAAGATCCAACACAATTGCCCGCCATGCGTGGAATTGCAGCCATGAAGGCGAAGCGAATGGGTGAAATGAAAGTTACCGGCGAAATCCTTGAAGAAATTGATAAAAAAATTCGTTTTGCAATAAATAGCAAGCAGGATTTTGTTGAGGCTTTTGCTTGGTGGCAAGAACTTATGTTTCGCGTTCGATTGGTAACTGAAGAAAGTTGCATTCTTGAATTGGTGAAACTTTACTATTATTTGCCCGATGAAGATCCGGAAATTCCAACTGAAGAATTCAACAAGAAGAAGGGTGAAATTTTTGAACAGAACCCCGAAATAAAGGCTTTTTTTTTGCGCATTGGGATAGCTATGATGGAAAATTATGGAATGAAGCACGCCGAAGAAGTCCTTTCATATTTGGAGGAAACGAGGAAAATTTCAGAACGAATAGAAGTTCGTTTGCGCCATTAACTGAACAGCTTGGGGAATTCGACACATGGATAAACCAAATTGTTTTTAATGCCTGTGAAGGGCGGCCCTCTGAAATAGAAGCGTTGCAGCGCCAAACAACAATAGAATTTTTAAGCATACTTGATATGTTTTTACAGAAAGTGGAACGCCACAATAAAGCATTGGATAGTTTGGGGAAGAATAGCGGCGGTAAAAAATTAGGCAATGACTGATACATTTAAAACCATATTTGAATTAGATGCGCAGGGCAACCAGCTTCTTCAGGAATTGGATGCTGTAAAGCAGCGTTACACGGGTATCACGTCCGAAGCCAGGAAGCAGGAAGAACAACTTGCGCAGCTTCTTGTTTTGGAAAAGCAACTTATCGATGCGCGAAAAAAATCTTCAAGCCCGAACGAAGCAGTAAAGTACACGCAGAAGATCGATGAAACGAAGAAGAAAATAGAAGCGCTTAATAATGAACTTAAAAACACTGTTAAGCAAAACGAACAGGTAAGAACATCTGCGCAGCGTTCAGGCGATCAAATAAACAAGGCGTTCGAAGTTGCAGCTATTCAGGCAGCGAAAAAACAGGTTCAGGATATAGGCACAGAATTGCGCAAAACAGGCGAAACGGGGGAAGATACTGGTGAAAAGAACGTGAACGCTTTTTCCCGTTTGCGCGCTGAAATAAAAGCCGCAAAAGGCGAATTAGTTGAAGCATTGGGAACCGGAAACCAGGAACTTATTTTAAAAGCACAGGAAAAGGTTGGGCGACTAACTGATGAATTTCGGGATCTTAATGAAACTTCGGGGCAATTTGCTTCAGGCACAAAGTTTCAAACAATTGGAAACCTATTCCGAGATATTCCTATTAAGGTGCTGGAGGGTGATTTCGCACGCGCGAACCAACAAAGTAAAAATTTACTTGCTGTTTCCAAAACTATAACATTTGCTGAAGCCGCGAAGGGCGTCGGGGATCTTGGAAGTACGCTTATTAATGTTGGTAAAGCCTTACTTGTAAACCCTATATTTTTAATTGGTGCGGCTGTTATTGCCATAATTGCAAACTTCGATAAGCTGAAGAATTCGGGCGGCCTTATTGGCAAGGCATTCCGGTTATTGGGTGAAATTATTGAAGGGCTTAAGGATGCTTTTCTTGCTTTAACTGATGCAATAGGCTTAACGAATGCAGCGCTTGAAAAAAGCGTTCGCAAAAATATTGAATATTATCAAAAGCTTTTAGACCTTGAAAACCAATACACGGATTACGTTAAGCGTGTGCGCGAAGCATTGGGCAAAAGTAATTTTAAGCTTCAGGAAACGCAGCTTAACAACCAACGCCGAATAACAAGCTTACAAATTGCAGAATTGGAACGTTTGAAGAAAGCGAACGATTTCTTAAGTGAAGAAGATACGAAGCGCCTGGAAGAACTGAAGCGAAAGGAAGAGGATCTTGTTGCCGACCTTACTGTTATGTATGCGGAAATGAAAAAGAAGCGGCAAGATGCAATTCGTTCATTAACTACTGATATACTTCTTAACAGTTTGAAAAGCGTGCAATTCGATGTTGATTTCAAGTTGAAGCCAGGAACGCAAAACCAAATAAAGAAGCAATTCGATATACAGCGCGCAGAAGTTTCCCGAAGTCAGAAATTAGAAATTGAAGAAGCAAATATTCAGTTTGAAGATTTCGCACGCCGGCAAGAAATTATTTCACTTATTCGCAAGAAGTACGGCGCACAATTCGCGCTCCTGAAAAAACAGGAAACAAAGGCTGTTATAGATGCTTCATACGAACAGGCCAAAATTGAATTGGATCTTGCCAAACAGGTTGCGGATTCAAAACAAAATGTTGAAGAGGCGCGTTTGGAATTTACAAAAACATTACGCGATAACGAACTACAACAATTCGCTGCAAGCATACAGGGCGAGGTTCTTCCCGTTTCACAGATAACCGAAAAGAAACTGGATCTTGAAAAGGAATATTACAGCAAGAAAATTAAACTTGCCGAAGCGGACGTTCAAACGCAAATTGGTTTCCACGAAAAAACTATCGCGCTTGCGCTTGCTGATATTGAAGCACGAAAGAACGCTGGCCTTGATACCACAAACCAGGAACGGGAACTTGCACGCCTTAAGGCAGAATTTACAGAAGATGAAGCCAAGCGGCAAATTGATCTTAAGAACCTGAAAGTTCAGCTTGCCACAGAAGCGGCGGTTAAGGAAAAAGAAATTCGGGATCAGAAGTTGAAGGAAGAAATAGATGAAATTGATTCCGAAGAAGAACGTCAGCAAACACGTTTAAAATTATTGAATGCACGCCAAAGTACTTTATTAAAGGAAGAGTTGCTCTTCGAAAAGGCAAAATTAAAATTACTGAAGGAAAGCGGGAAGGAATATACAGAAGAATACAAAGACCAGCTTGATAAGGTTGCCTTATTAACGCAGGAAAGCAAAAAGAAGGAAGCACAAGAATACATTCAATATACTGAAACGATTCTTAACGCAGTAAACAGCGCGGCCAACCAAGCCATTGCCACTAAAATAAGTGAAACAGATAAGTTAACAGAACTGCAACAAAAGCGCGTAGATGAAGCCAAAAATATTGCGGATCAGGGCAACGCCGAATTATTGGAACTTGAACAACAAAGGCTCGACGCACTGAATAAGCAAAAGGCAAATTTTGTACGCCAGCAACAAGCACTCGCAAGCGTGGAATTGGTTGCGAATACAGCCATTGCAGTAAGTAAGGCCGCCGCAGAAGGTGGCGCGGGCGCAGCGTTTACCATTGCCGCCGCTTTAATTGCGTTGGTTGCCGGTTTAGCTTCTGCGCGTTCCATTGCTTCACAAGCTGCATTTTATAAAGGTGGGGAATTCGAAGGTTCGGGTTATACAGGCGATGGCATTGCCACAGATGAAAGCACAACCATAGGAAGAAAGCCTTATACATACCATAAGCGCGAATTTATTTTTAACCACGAAAAAACCGATCAGAACCTTGACATTTTCAGGCGCGTACACAAAGGCGCAATTAATTTGCGTGAATGGGAAGCGAAGGTTAAAGCATACGATAACTTTAATTTGAACAGGAACGCCGATGTATTTATGAAGCCGGCACTTATTGAAAATACAAGCCATTACAGGGCGCTCGAAAGCAAACTGGATGCGGTTGTTTCTGCAATACATTCACAGCCAGGAATGAAGTTAACGTTAACGCGCGAAGGCATTCATGCGGTTGTAACCGAATATCAGGGCCGCCAAGATCTTATTAAAAAACTTGCAAAGTAAATGAAGGTATTTATCGATAACATTCCTTTGCAGTACCCAAATGATTCGCTTCTGAAGCCGAAGTTCACGCTTCGTAAACGGGATGAAAATAACGAAGCTGCATTTTCCTTTACTGGCGATTTAGAATTTGAAGGCGCGGATGCTGATTACATTTACAACAAATTGGTACTTTCACCAACGGCGCTCGAAAACAATGTAATTCTGAAGTTCGTGGATGATTGCTGCGAAGATAAAGAATACCTTTTTCAAATAAAGCCCGAAAGCCTGAAATGGTGCGATGATTTTGAATGTAAGTTAACAGCCGCGGCAAGCGAATATAGCGTCGCAGAACAGCAACTTAATTGCATTAAGAACACTTTAATTTGGGATGATTACGCCGGCTTCCAAAGCAAACAGCACCCGCGTTTTTCTTATTGCAACGAATTACGGCCAAACTGGATGCACGATGTACTTATTATTTTATTCATCGCCACAGGCACAAGCATTTTAGTTTTAGCCCCTATTATTATTGGCCTTGTATTCGCGTTCAATACTATCAACACGGTTATAAATTTATTGAACACACTTCTTCCTTCGGGATCGCAAATAAATAATATAACGCTTGGCGGCAACCCAAACATTGATTTTGCAGACCTTCAGAATTATTATAATATTCTTATTTCGTTCATGGTTGGCTGTGGAAGAAAACACCCTTCGCCACTTGTGCGGGATTACGCTTCGAACGTGTGCGGCAAATGCGGCCTTACATTTGTATCTTCTATACTGAATAACTCAACGAGTGATTACTATAATTTGTGCTATGTGAATGCACCAATTCACAAGGGAACAATTGAAACGGATAATACAACTTATTGGATCGATGAAAACAAACCGCTTCTTAACGGGTTCAAATACTTCGAACAAATAAAAACTATTTTTAACGCCGAGTGGGAAATTGTAGGGAACCAATTAATTTTTGAACGCGAGGATTTCTTTGTTCCAAAAACGCCGTGGCTTGATCTTACAACATACGACCCCGATAAAATTATAGATGTGTGTTGGAACTGGTCAACAAAGCCGCGTTATTCTTATGGCAACTTTGAATACATAAAAGATTCCATTAACGAAGTTGGTGGGGAAGCGCGCGACCGCTGGAATGATATTGTTGAATGGAACAACCCATACAGCAATTTACAGAAGGACGAATTTCACCCGTTTTTTGAATTTGCTGCGTGCCGTTTTCGTGACGACGGAATTGATCGCGACGTATTAAGTTCTTATCAGGGTTTGCCCACAATTGGCCCAATGATTAAAAAATACAACGGGGCTATGCTTATGAATTCGCACAAAAGTTTTCAACCTATGTTGTTAATATGGGATGTGAATTCAGGCGTTCAAAATGCAAAAGTAAATCCAGGCGCGGTTTATTTCGCGGGCTACCCTGGCGTAGGGCTAAACCAATTTTATAATTATCCGATGTGGTTCGATGCAACGCACGCGGGCAATTTGTATGATCGATTTTGGTTCATTAAAAATCCGCGCTATGCAGGTTGGAAGAATTTAGAATTCGAAGCGAAAATAATTTTCGATTGTGATACGCAAAAAAATGTAGACCTTAGCGGTACAATAATAACAAGCAAAGGCCCAAGTAAAAAAATTACCAGCGTTGAAATCGATAAGCAAAATTTAACTATGGTTATTAAAGGAAGTTTGTAAAATGCCTACAACATTCACATTAACAAAAAAACGTGTTCGCACTTATGCACCAAGCGCCGGCAATACTGTAACCCTTTGGGATCGCGACGACGCCGATATTGCAACAAGTGAAAACAGGATCGGGGAAAAGAAACTTTTGCAGTTAGATTTCACAATGAGCGACCCGTTTATTGGCGGCGGCTTTTCGGTGGCGCTTAAAAAATTTTATATTGTTCCTGCGTTGTTTGTAAACAATGGCTTCATTAACCCGCTTACAAATCAAGGTAATAATTATTGGAGCGTTCAAATACCTAACAGCGCAGCCGCAGCAACGTATAATTGTGCGTATGTTGGAACAGGCCCATACCCAAATCAAGGGAAGAACTTTCATGTTTTCGAGAATGACGTGGTTCAGCTTGAAGTTGTAGACGCAACACATATAAAAATTTTTATTCCTTATTACCAAACTTATGATGCTGGCGGCTTTCTTGATCCGGTTGGCGATGATAACGCCGCGCGTTTCCTGAAAGATTCACCAACAAACCCGAATGAATTAACGGTTTCGGGAAGCACAGTTTTCAATGATCCAAATGTTGACGGGCGCGTTTACATTTATGCCGTAGATCCTGCAAACTTTTACCCAGGCAGTACCGAAGTAATTCTCGGCGGTTATAAGGCCGGCTTCTATGGAAAGAACGCACACGAAACAGCGCCGTATTTTACAAACCCTTCGTGGGTGTTCAAATATTTGGGCGGCACAGTTACAGAACCAAAAACAATAGGGCAAACGGATGTTGAATTTTTTATCGATTCAGCGACCGCGCCAACTGGTTTGTTTATGTGGATGATTCGTGAAGATAACATTAATGCAAATTTTGATTTTGTAACAAGTTACGAAGCAGATTTTCAAAATATTTCTGCGGGCAATGCTGGTGGCGCTAAAATAATTGGGCCAATGGTTGACTTCGCCCTTGTTGCGGGAACAACTTATAAGGCCACATTTAAAGTTGATCCAAGCACCTTAGTAATACACGCTAAATATAGGTTTATAGCGGTTGTTTATGATGATAGCGCGTTCCCTGTAATGAACGTTAATAGCTTCATAAGTTCACAAGTTCGCCCGAACGCTGATGTTCCGTGGAACGGTGACGGAATTGAATTTAAAGGAAGGCTTTGCGATGTACAAAATGAATTCGTTGGCGATGAACTTACGTGTGTAATTGAAGAACGCATGAAGTCGAAGCTTAGAATGAATTATTTCTATGATAAGTTTAAGAACGATGTTTTCAACCGGCTTGGGCTTGTTATTGTAAACGATATTCGAAAATATTTGAAGCGAATTGAATTTACCATTTACGAAGAATACACAAGCCTCGGCAATACTTACAAACACATTTTGGATCAGCGCGCCAAATATAGAGTTGTGCCGAATGTTTACGGGGGCCACGCTGGAATTGATTTACAATTCAATACTGATTATGCTGAATTTGCTGCGGAATGGCGCAACCGTTTCGAAAGTGGTTTACAGAACATTCAAACTTACATAAATGGAATTGCAGCTTCGCCGCTTTCAAACCAATATTGGGGTGGGCGCGACCTGTTTGTTGAATGGAAATTAATTTTCACTTATGACGATTATGTTTCGCCATTTTCGGACGTGCTTTATTATAAACAAAAACTTCATGTAAAGGATTACCAACCTGAACACGTTCATATTTCGGCGCAGAACGAACCCGATGAAGATAAAGAATTTTGGTGTCCGAATGATTTCATGTGTTTGAAAGCAAGCCTTCCCCTTCGTGACGATAACATGGTTTTAATAACGAATTTTGATAAAGATCCAGGAACAGAAAGTTCAATAGTTGAAGCTGAAGCATGGGTTCCCGATGAACTTTCGCAGGACACAACGCCGCGCGTTTATAATGAAGAGATAAACTACGGGCAAACGGATGCCTATGCTGCAAAATTCTGTATAAAGGTTTCCGATTTAACCGTAAATTTGAATTATAAGGTTTCAGCAATTGCAAAAAAATATTATCCGCGTTACCGTTTAATAACTGAAGATGGTGCGGCGCTATTGAAAACGGAATTCGTGGAGCAAATTACTGAAGAACGAAACAAAAATTAATACCATGATCGACGAGAAAGTTTCCCAATTACCGGCGACAACGTTGCCACTTAACACAGATTCATTATTGTACGTTTCTGAAGATGACGGTGCTGGAAATTATACCAGTAAAAAAATAAAGGTTTCGGATTTTCTTGTTGGCGGCGGCGCTTGGGCGGCGCTTGCTTTAAACGCAAATTGGACTGAAGTTGGCGCACCGGATTCTCCTGCGCTTTATTTAAACGACGGCTCAAACGTTTCGGTTCGTGGAAAATTAAGTTATGATATTACGACTGGCGGTTCAGGCGCAAACAAAGTTATTTCAACTTTGCCGGTTGGAAGCAGACCTTCAAAACCAATCCGCTTCGTTTGTTTTTACGCATATTCAATGAGTGGCACGTTTACCGGATTCACTTCCAATATTAATGCAACCGTAGAAGTGCAAACAAATGGCGATATTGTTTTGCTAAATGTTTCAAGCGCTGGCGGTTCTGCAACGGCTGTACAAATAGATCTTTCACCCATTCAGTTCCCAATAGCATAATGGCGGGATCATACGATTATATTATTCCGGTTGTATATTCTGCAAAGGATAACGAAACGTTTATCAACAAACGCAGTTATTTAATTAAGGAATGTGTAAATAATTTAATCCCGAATAATTTAGCGGATCTTTGGAATGCAAATTTGTGCGGCTCTGATGAATGCTATTGCCAGCCTTATGTTGCGGGCGATATGCTGTATTTGCAATACATAATCGATAACAGCAACTTAAGCAACACAATTATTCAGTTAGTTGATCAGGCAACCGGCGAACCCATTGAAAATTATTCCGACTTCCTTTCAATAGAACAGGGGCAAGATGAAAACAAAACAACTTTCTTAAACCTTATAATTAATACTGCGGGCCTAACTTCTTGCTTCTATGTGAAGATGTTTTTATTTGAATGCGAACCGGATGAAGAAGTTCTTGAAGAATGTATTAACACAAAGAAGGCAGAAGGAAAAACACAGGCCGAAGCAGAACTTGAATGTTGGATTCAGTTATGCGGCGAAGGTGTAAGTGAAAAATATTCTGAACCATATTGCCCGTCGGATTGCTACAATACTATTTTAATTGAAGGTTATTACAAAGATTACGATTGTAACGGGAATTATTACGGCGCGTTTATTGGCGGGGGAACAAATTCTTATAAACCTTCTGTTCGAATTCCTGGCGAATTGTTTCTTCAGAATATTGCAAACGAAAGAACACTGGTTAACAACAAACCGGTTGCTATGAAAACCCGCGATGTTTACAGGCTGCGAAGTAAAAAAGTGCCGCCATACGTTGCAAGGCAAGTAGCTGTTTGTTTCGCTGGTTTGAATTATTTCATTAACGGCGATGAATATATTACGCCTGGCAACATTGATAAGAATTTCGAAGAGGGCCAAATGTGGATAATTGATACCACTGTTAATAAGGAATGCGAAAACAATAATCTTTCTTGTAATACTTAAGTGAAATTATTTTTTATATTTGCAATTAATAACCCTTAAAATTAAAAAAAATGCAAGTTTGTAATCCGGATTGCGTAACCACAATTCCAAAAACCCATAAATTTAACGGCTGTAATATCACTACACGCAAGGGCGGTATTGCACGATTAACATTTTTAAAATGCGTTCCGAATTTGGTTTTCCCGTTCGCTCCGGCTGCGGGTGAAACAAACCCGTGGACGAATTTGGATAACGTTAAATGGGCAATTTGTAACGATATTCTTTTCGTTACTGGCAAAATTTTGGGCCAAAAACCAAAAGGTTCCTTTAACAAGAAGCGCTTATCTTCTTGCGAACCTGAAGAAATTGTAAGCGGCGTGAAAACAATTACTGGCGCGGATTACAACGCGGCAAGTGATAATTCACTGCTTGAATACGATCTTTGGGATTCAGTAATGAAGAACAAACGTTTCTTAAACGTTGGTTGGATCACCTGTGGCGACCTGTGGTATCAATACCCTGGCGCGTGGGATCTTGAAGCGGACGATGTTCAGGAACAAACGAACGACGATAACACGTTCTTCGATTTCACAATTACCATGAACACCAAAGATATTATCAAGCCAATAGTTGTGCCTGGCTTGCTTGCGCTTCTGAATTCGTTTACAGATCAAACTTGTTACGAATAATATTGAATGCGCTCCGGAATAGTTATCATAGCATTGGGTTATAACCTTTATGGATCGTGTGCCTTTAACTTAGCAATGAGTATTAAGGCATACGACCCGAAGGTTAATATAACTTTGCTTCACGATGGCGGTTCCATTTCCCACCTTACAGAAAGCGAAAAAGATCTTTTTGATAATTCTGTTTTAATTCCTGAAGAAGTTTATACCATTGATGGCGTTAAGCAATACCAATACATTAAGCTTTGCGCAGATCAATATTCTCCTTATGAATACACGGCTGTAATTGATGCCGATACCATTTGGTTCCCCGACAAAAAATTTTCCTGGTGGCTTGGTGAAAAAATGAATGAAGAATTTTGGATCGGTTGCCACGGTTTTTTTGACTGCAAAAGCGGCGCAGATTATAGCAATGGAAATTACACATATTGGGGCAAGGCGAAAGAAATAGTAAAGTTTCACAAACTGAAGGGTAAAATGCTTCAAACAGTTTCGGGAATGTTCTATTTTCACAAGGGCGAGTTTTCTTCGCGGGTGTTCGCGCGCGCGAGGGAAATATATAAAATGCCAACACCTTCAAGTCCGTGGGCAAGCGGAAAGCCGGATGAATATTGTTTTAATGTGGCGCTTTGTGAACTTGAATATTTCCAAGATCGCGACCTTTCATTTTATTTTGATAAAGTTTCGGGCGCAATGCAATACGATCAGATTTACGCAAATTTTTGGTGCTTAAGCAACGGCGGGGCGCGTTGCCCGCAGTTTGTTATTCAGCTATACAATAAGCTGGTTAAGAAATATGTTATTCGCATGGGCTTCAGGAACCTTTATTTTCACCAACAAAAAGAAGAAGTTATTCCCGAACGCAGCGCAGACAAAGCCGGCGTTTTAGCCGCATAAGTTATGTTTGAAACAATTGAACAATATATCGCGGCACTTTTCAAGTTGCCAAAAAATCCATTAGTTGATAAATGGATCGCTGTGTTTAACGAAATGGCTGTGCATACAAGAAAGCGCAAGCCAGAAGAATTGCTTTTGAAGGCGCGCCCAAACGAAGAGCCAAACATTATACAATATCGCCTCGATAATTTTGAGCCAATAACATACGGTTCAATGAACCGCGCATTTGATAATTTGTACAGGTTAATGAACGCCATTAACTTCAACATTGTTGCGCCCGATAATGTTCTTGAATACATTAAGCAAAACATTTTTGAAAGTTTCAGCTTAATAATGTACGCACAAAAAATTGTTCTTAAGCGCAACATTGAAGATCCCAACGGGTTTTTATTGTGGATTCCAGCCGGCAAAGGAACTAAGGATAGCAGCGTGAAAGTTGAGCCGCGCCCATATCTTTTTTATTCAAGCCAGTTTATATACAAGGACGAAAACGTTTGGATCTTTCTTTCGAACGAAACATCGCTTTACTTTTATGAAGGCGCATACCACGAAGGAAAAGTTTATTATGCCATTGACAAAAACGAAGTTTGGAAGGTGAAACAAAACGGCCCCGATGAAAAGGCCGATTTTATTGGTGAGATTTTTTACGCGCACAAACTTGGGGATTTCCCTGTAATTGTTTTGGGCGGGGATCTTAATGCAGAAAATTTTAATGAAAGTTATTTCGCCGCTTATGTGGCATTCGGCAACCAGGCAATTCGCCAATTTTCAGATTGGCAAGCCATAATGGTAACGAGTGGCTTTCCTATTATTGAAGAATTCGCAACTGAATGCGAAGTAAAAACAAGCGTTAAGCGAAACTCAGAAAGCAAGGACGCAACCGAGGAAAAATACGAACAGAAAGTTCAGCTTAAACCATTCCACAAATCCCCTATGGGAATTGTGTTAAGACCGGTTGCAAGCGATAACGAAGCAAACCTTGACTTTGAAGGCAAACTTCCTGTGGATGTTCCGTTTCGCCGTTACATTACGCCGGATGTAGAAATTACAAAATATTCGGGCGAAAGCTGGCAATTACTTTTAGAAAAGGCAGAAGAAGCGCTTAACCTGAATTTAACGCAACCGAACCAAAGCGGCGTCGCTAAAGAATACGATAACGAAACAAAGTATTCAATGATCAATAAAATTGGAAACAATTTATTTGATAACATACTTTTGAAGTCTATTAAAATTATTGATGGCTACCTGAACAAAAAAACAATTTCTTCAAGTTCTGTTTTCATTAATAAGCCTACAACTTTCAATATAAAAACCGAAGGCGATCTTGTTTCACAAATAAGCACGTTGAAGGAAAAGAAAGCGCCGGCCATGTTTTTAAGCGAGGCAACCGTGGAACTTTCTCGTAAAATGTTTTCGGGTTCACCAGTTGCGCAGAAAATTTTCAAAGTTATTTCAACTTTCGATCCCTTGTTTATTTATAGCGTGGAAGAAAAGAATGAAATGATCCTGAACAATACGGCAAGTAAAGAAGATGTTATAAAAAGCACGCACCTTTATGCAAAGCTTCTGCAAATTTCGCAGCGCATAGGAAGCGAAAACTTTTTAAAAACTGACGACGAAACATTGTATAAAATATTTGTTGCCGAGATGGGTTCGTTATTGCCGCAACAAACACCACTTACAAATCCTGATGGATCGCCGGCCACGAATTCAGAAACAGAAAAAGCACAAGCAAACCTTCGCGGATCGGTTGGCGGGGTGCAAGGTATTCTTTCGGTTCAAACAAGTGTTGCGCAGGGAACAACGACCTTCGATAGCGGTTTAGCCATTCTTAAATACGTTTACGGCTTTGCAGAAGCAGAAGCAACCGAATTATTGGGCGAACCTGAACCAATTGATTCAGGAACGCCTCCAGCTTAATTAAATGCCTAAAATTGAAAGCCTTCTTAATAGGGGCGATGAAATAACCGACGCCGCAGAACAAAGCGTTATTGAAGCCGCGCGCAAAGCGGAGGAAGAACTTTATAGGGAAATAAGCAAAATATTTAATGAAGTTGATGTAAGCGCTGGAAAACTGAAGGACACCAAGAAGGCACGCGAATTTCTTTTAAGCATTGATAAAAGAATTAAAGAAGTTTTGAACAATTCCGAATACAAAACTGCGGTTTCGGGCTTAATAAAGGATTTCGATAAAATTACCCAAAACAACATAGATCTTCAGGCAGCAATAAATAAAAAAATCATTTCCAAAAAACAGCTTCTTCCAATTCAACAATTGGAAGTTAATAACACTATTGAGCGCTTGTTGGGAAGCGGAATTGATAAGGATTTTGTTGCGCCAATTCGGCAAACGCTTTATAGAAATATTGTTCTTGGGGTTGGAGTTGAAGAAACGCGCTCGGCGCTGGAGGATTTCATTCTTTCGAAACCAAAAAAAGAAAGTGTTCTTTCCCGCTATGTGGGGCAGGTTTCCCGCGATAGCATTATGCAATTCGACGGTTCCATTCAACAAAGTATTGGCGCAGAACTTGAACTTCCCGATTATATTTACACAGGTAGTTTAATATTGGATTCGCGCGCGCAATGCGTTCATTGGGTTAATAAAGCGGAGTTGCCTGGCGAAGAGCTGGAAGCAGAAATTAAAACCGCAGTTAATGGCGGCACGTTTCCGGATTCAGAAAAAAAGTGTTCTGGAATGAACCCAAGCACAACACTAAGCACGTTTTCAATATATAGGGGTGGTTATAACTGTCGCCACCGCGCTATTGTAACTCTGCTTTAGTATTTATACATTTGTGAAAATTAATCTTTTATTTTATGGCAAAATTAGTACACCTTAAAAAAACCGCGAACGGGGAGTCGTTTACGGTAACGCCGCACGCTTTTGAAACTGTGATCAAAGCGGATAAGAACTGGCGAAAACATTACGATCACATTGGCGTAATTGATGAAGAAGAAGCCGCACACAAATCAGAAAGCGCGCGTTACAAACCAAACAACGCGGGAAATATTGCCGATCAGGTTGTGGATAAAATGATGCAGAAAGGGGAAGAAATTAGAAAAAAAGTTGAAGCCGGCGCGAAGGAAGAAAGAACAGAAGATATTTTTTCAAAGGAAAAAGGAAAAGGCGAAGGCAACAAATCCACACAGGGCGGTGAAAATGCAAATGAAGATTTTACTAACTTAAATAATATTGAAAATGGGCAGGAGAAAGAGAAAGGCGAAGGCGGCGGACTATCCGAAAACGGAAACAATACCGAAGCCGGAACCGGTAAAAAATCAAGAAGAAAATAATTCTTCTTCAGTTGTAATTTCTTCTTCAGAGAAGGAAGAAAGCACCGAGCAAGTTTTTGGTCTTGAAAGTGCGGTTTCGAATGAAGCCTTAAAACAACCAAAGAAAAAAATAGAAACAAACCCCATTAAAGCGTGGGGCCAACACTAAAATTATTTTCTAATGAATGATTTAATAAAAAAACTTTTGCTTGCTTTGGGTTTTACCGAGGCGCAAATAAACGCTGCGAGCGCAGAAACCCCAACCGCAACACTTGAAGAATTAACTAAGGCCGCACAATTACACGCGCGCCAGCTTCTTGAAAACGATAATGAATTCGTTACAGCAATTAAGGCAAAGGGAAAAGCCGAAGTTTACGATGTTTACGAACGTGCGTTCAAAAAACACGGACTGAAAGCTGAAGAATTAAAAGATGCTGATGGCAAAGCAAAGAAGCCCGAAGAAGTTGTTAAGCTTTTAACCGATAAGGCAAACGCCGGCAAAGATCAAACGTTGCAGGATCTTCAAAATGAAAATGTAAGCCTGAAGGCCGAAGTTGAGAAATTGAAAACAGAAGAAATCCCAACAATTAAAAGCCAGGTTGAAGAAGAAAAAAATAAACTTAAGATTAACATTCTTCGCGCGAAAAAATTGCAAGGCATGGGCGAACTTCGCAACCCACTTGAAGTAATTGAAGCCGCACTCGATTATGAATTCAATGGCAAGTATAAAGTTGAATTGAACGAAAAAGGCGACGATATTATTTTCAAAGATAAGAACGGTTTGCAAGTTAAAAACGCTGCGGGAACTGCTTTCTTAAGTGCGGACGAAATTCTGAAGGATGCTTTAACTCGGAATAAATTTATCGCGGAAAGTAACGCAGACGATCCGGCAAATAAGAAGCCGCCTGTTATCGTTCAACCTGGGCAAGAAGCGAACCAACAAGGCAACGAAAGTAAGGCGAAATTTGCGGGACTTGATAAAGCTGAAGCAAAACTTAAGGCCGCAGAACAGGCCAAAACGAAGGCATAATATTTGGTACATTGTGCCATTTTTTGCCATAGCAAAATTGTACCAAAATTTCATTTTAACCCCATTAACATTTGTGTTTTTGGGGTTATTTTTTTATTTAACATTTATGAAAAATAATAAAATTTGTTTTTAAATATTTGAATTAAAACAAGTTACAAAAAAATTAACAGGTACATTTTGCCATTAGCAAACGCTTAACAAAAGTATAGCTCTTCATCTTCTATCTTCATCTTCAAATAATATATTTTATTAAATGCACAAACGTTAAAAAAATAGGCAGGAAAAAATTTCTACAAAAAATTTTGTGAAGTGAAAAATATTCTACAATTTTGCATCGAGGTATTCACGAGCCCACCTGATAAGCGGTTTGTTTAGGCAACCTTCGGACGCCTGATAAGATTTCCGAAACCCAAAAACAAACAAAACAAAATTCAAAATACTTATCAGTTATGAAAAAAATTCTTGCCATTTTCAGTTTCGTTTTCGCCGCACTTGCCACGGTTGCAGTGCCAACGTTAACCGCCGCAGCCGCTTCGGTTGCGCTTGATAGCCCCGAACTTTTTAAGCCTTTGGCGATAACACTTGATTCATTCGCTTTGGGAATTCCTGTTCTGAAGTTTGTTGTTTCGGAATTCGCCCCGCAGCATCTTCACAAATTTTATATTGGTAATTTCGCGTATGATACGCCATTTACAGAAGGGCTTTGTGAAAAAATACAGGGATCACTCGTTCAAATGTTTAAAACAAATGCGCCACAACTGAAGCGCACACAAGTTGGTTATTTGGACGCACTTGAAAGCGCGCAAAATACTGCTGGTGTTGAAAAAGTTCAGCTTGATCAGGGCAACGGAAAAAGGCGCGAAGTAAGAATTAAGTTTTTACAACGTGCTGTTGATTCGGAAATTTTAACCGATGAGCCTCCTTGTAGCGGCGAAGATAGCCCTTCGCCAAAGGAAGAAACAGTTCAGGCGATTACGGACTTCGTTCGTACCCCTGTGCTTTCTTTCGATGATAACGATATGCGTTTGCTTTGCGAAAGCGGCGATGAATATCGCGCGGGTGTTATTAACGCACAGTTCAACGCGCTTGCCGTTGCTTTGGATAAAAAACTTATTGCCGATCAGGCTGCAAACTTTGGAGCGTTCGTTCCTGCTTTGCCTCCTGGCCCTGCGTATAAGGACTATGCACTTTTGAATTCCACAAACAATTATTCAATGAATTATAAGGGCGAAAGCGATCTTATAAATGATATTGAAAATTTGGAAAGCGGCGCTAAGCCGTTGGTAATTGGTGCGGGTTACTTAGGTGATTACGTTCGCCAGGCAGGAATTGGTTGCTGCAACCAGTACGGCCAAAATTTATCACAGGCCGGAAACATGGATTATTTCCGTGATAAATACGTGGATCAGATCTTAGGTTCAAACCACTTTATTACTTTGGTTCCAGGCTACACACAGCTTTTAACATGGAACAAGTATAAAGGCGAGTTCACTATGAACGGGGCCGATTACGTGAAGGGAACAATTGTTGATCCATTCACTGGTTTGGAAGCCGATGTTAAGTGGACTTACGATAAGTGCGAGGAGAAGTGGTTAATGTTCATGCGCCTTTGGTATAAGGTTTACCGCCTTAACATTGATGCGTTCAAGCAGTACGACGATCTTCGTGGCGTTAACTTCTCGCTTCACTGCCGCGCCACCGCAATTTAAAAACCCTTTAATAAAATATGGGCGGGTAACACCGCCCTTTTTTTTATGCCTTGTATTGACCAAATATTATGCGGCAAACGCACAATTATTGGCATTCGAAATTTTGTTGAATGTTCCAAGCCGGAAAGCTTTTTATGGCTTAACGACTATCCTGGTATTGATCTAAAAACAGCTTCAAAAATTACCGGCGATGAATTGGTTACAGGAAACAAAGCAATGCAGGAATGTATTAATAACGCCGTGAAATTTGTGCACAGCGATATTATGAATTTCATTAACGCAAAGTTTCGCTTCAATAACATTGTTGAAACAAGGCAAACAGATGAAAATTTTGGAACCGATATTTTGCCGGCTGCAAACCTTGAGCGCGGGCGCGTTCTTAAAAGGTGGCGTTCTGAATTTGCAAAGATCCACTTACAAGAAATTTATGTAAAGCCAACCGCCGATTGCGTTGTAGATTTTCTTGTTTACGATGGCGGCGCTGTAACTACATACCCGAATGTAACACTGAAGAAAAACGTTAAGAACACGGTTGTTTTGAATTACGTTGCAGTAAGTGAAGAAATAAGGGTCGTGTTCAACCAGTCAGTAACCGGCGTTTATTCATGCACAGAATTAGCCTCGCGGCGTTATAGCTGTAACCTTTGCGGGGGCCGAAGGGGCAATACCGATTTTGTTCTTCGTGGTTGGAATGGCAGCAAAGAAGATGAGAAGTGTTACGGAATTGAAGTGCTTGCTTTTATTCGCTGTTATGAAGAAGATGTTTTTTGTTCCCTTCTTCGCAATTTACACCTTCCAATTTATTACCGATCTGTGATCGAATTTATGAACATGAGAATTCACAGTAATCGCGTGAATAATGTTGTAACGTTCGGGGAAGAAAAAGCCAGGGAAATAAAAAAGGAAGCTGAAGAACTTTATAATTCCAAAATGAAATTTGTTATCAATAATTCCAAAGCCTTTTTGCAAAGCACGAAAGGCGATTGTTTAACTTGTAGTTCATCGCAATATGTTCAAGCAACACCATAACGAAAGGTGCGGGACGTGTCCTTCAGCACCAAAACCAAAAGGCGGGGGCGGGAAGCCTTCAATGCCTAAACCAAAAGGCCCTTGGGGCGCATGAAAACTATGCAGGAAATAAAACATCTTTGCTTTGTAGTGTGGCACGCCTTAATTGATCCACATGCGCTCCTTGTTTATTTGGGGGCTGGTATTGCGCTATCGCCCGAATTCATTGCTGGCACTACGGCAATTGTAAAATTGGCCGGCGCACTTGTTGGACTTCTTGTGGTTTGTTTATCCGCGTACCTTCAGTTTATAAAAATTAAAAAAGAAAAAAAAGGAAACTAATGGAAACAATTGCAGAATTGGCCGGTATAAATGTTGGCTTATTGCCTTCTATTTTTATTACACTTTTCGGGATCTTGCTTTTCAATTTCGGGGAGGTGTGGGTTTCTAAGAAGGTGAAAAAGTTTTCCGATTTTGATATTGTGCTTTGGTGGGCGCAGAACCAAATTTCATTTGTGTTTTCTTTCATTATTGTTTGGATCGTGTTTTATGCTTCGTGGGTGAAGGGAACGTTAACGGTTGAACATTGTTTTTTGCTTGGCTTTACGGGCCACCTTATTCTTAGCAAAGTTTTAAAATTCTTTTATAAGTGAGCGTTACGCGCCTGGAAGATGCCATTCGCCGCATTGATGGAATGATGCAGGATCTTCGGACGCTTCTTCCTAAAATAGAATTATACGCTGCCACACAAGCACGCGCAATAATTGAACGCCGTGTTTTTAATGAAGGAAAAGCCGCCGATGGCAGCGATATAGGCCAATACAAAGGGGGCAAGGATGCGGCCTACAAGAAGAAAAGAAATGCAGAAGGCCGGCGAATTGATAAAGTAGACCTTCAGTTTACTGGCCGCCTTTTCGAAAGCATTAACGTTGTTCAGCAAAACGGAAAAGATAAGCTTGCCATTGTTGATCCTGGCGCACACAGCCGAGCGCAAATTGCCGCTTACCTTGAGGAAAAATATTCTAAAACTATTTTCGCAATTGGGAAAGATGAAAAGGTTATTTTAATGAAAAAAGTTTCTAAATTTGCTGAACGGGAAATCAGTAAAATAATTCAGAAATGGTCGAAGTAATTGTAACCGAAATTGGCACACAGGTTAAAAAACTTAATCCTTACTTTGATAATTTTTCCGTTAATGCAATTCAAATGCCTAATGGGCAAGTCCTTAAAAACTTCTATGGCGATGAACCCGAAGGAAGCGGGATTTCAGATTGCGAAGGCATTGCGTTTTATATTCGAATTGAACCTCGCGCGCGCGTATCAAAAAACACCAAACGGTTTACTTCTGAAAGTTCCAGCTTTATAGCGCGGCAAACGTGTTATTTGGTGGCGTTCGCTTTTGAACATCCAAAGGAAATCGATTCCGAAAAATGGGTCGATAAGCTTGCGAAATGTTTGCTTAATGGTGTTGATCTTTCGCTGTTCGCAGCCGGCACACGAATAGAGGTTACAGAAAAGAACGCGAGCCACATTGATAATTTTTTGGAAGAAACAAAAAAGAAGTTCAATGTTGAAAAGAAATTCAATTGCGTTCGGGTGGCTTTCGATATTCTGTATAGCATAACCGAACAACAATTAAATTCTGAAGAATGCGATTATTGCGATATTTTTAAAGCCCCTTGTTAATGATCGATTTCGCCTGTTTAATTCCTGTTTTCAATACAAGGCCCGCCGCGCTTATTGAAGCGGTTTCTTCAATAGCGAACCAACGAATTAACCAAAATTTTAATATTGTTCTTGTGGATGATGCAAGCACAAGTTTGGAAACGCTGGAGGCGATCCATTTTCTTGAAAGGAATTATAAAAATCTTTCAGTAATTACACACGCAAAGAATGAAGGCACAAGCGGCGCATTAAATACGGGCCACAAACATATTGCTTCTGAATATATTGCTATAATGGGAAGCGACGATGTTTCGCACCAAAACCGTTTTATTTCACAGGTAGAATTTTTAAATAAAAACAAACACATTGATGTGTTAGGAACAAATTTGTTCTGTTTTTACGATGCAGATATTTACCGAAAGCCGCAATATATAAGCAAGCACCCCGAAAGGCCAACCCTTACAAATACGAAAGGTGGCTGGCTTGTAAATCACGGCACAGTATTTTATAAAAACAAAAGCGTTCAGGATGTAGGGGGTTATAATCCCGCCTTTAAACGTGGGCAAGATGTGGAACTGTGGAAACGAATGGCGCAAGCCGGCAAAAAATTTGCGAACCTTCAAGATGTGCTTTACGCCTGGAGGCGCTTTAAATAAAACTTATGATAATAACATTCTTAACGTGCGCCTACAAACGGCCAAAAATACTCGAGTGCTTTCTTAATAATTTCCAAAGCCTGAAAGAACAGCTTGCCGCTACAATTGAATTGAAGCTTGTTATTGCCGGCGATCAAAAATTAGATCCGGAATGCTATGCGCTTTTTCAAAAATATTCTAATGGCGCTACATGGGTGCATTCCGAAAACTTGCCGCTTGGCAAAAAATGGAATACGGCGCTTAAGGCAATAAAAAATATTCCTACGGATTTCGTTATGATAATGGGTTCGGATGACCTTGTTGATAAAAATTTAATTATTAAGTATGTTGCCATTGCTAAAAAATCGGGCGTTGGTTACATAGGTGTTCGGGATATGTACTTTATGAACAGTGCGACGGGGGATTCTACGTTTTGGCCTGGTTACAGGAACCGAAGAATTGGCGAACCAATTGGTTGCGCGCGCATGATCAGCAAGAAAGTTTTTGAACGGGTTGCGTTTCAGGCATGGAATAATAACTTGAATAAAGGACTTGATGCTTCTTTAACGGCAACACTTCGAAAAATAAGCGTTTACCCGAAAGTATTATCATGTAAAGAAGATAACATTTTTGTTATAGACGTAAAATCTGAAACAAACATTTGGGGGTATAAGAATTTTATCCGCGAAAAAACGGAAACAAAAAAGCTGTTAAGATCTTATTTACCTGAACCTATTGTTAAGCAACTGGAAGCTTTGAAACGTGTTTAAATTTTTGTTATATTTACCCAATGGCAAAGAGTTCTAAAAATAATAATCAACAAAGAAATAATGCCTGTTCGCAGCAAAATAATTTTTGCAGCAATAAGGAATATTTCAAACGCCAAAGCCAGGGTTCAGGAAGCCCGCCGCCCCCAACCCCTTCAAACTGGATTTTAGCAACCGGCAATTGGGACGACGGCAAGCAGTGGGTTGATACTGAAGTATGGATAGATTAATTAATTTTGCAATATGAACATTTCAAATAAAGGCCAAATTACAAAAGTACCCGATGGGAATGCGTTTATAAATATTGCGCATGGCTTCGCGGTTGTTCCCGATCATTATAATGTTACTTTTGATAAGCCTTTAAATTTGAATGATTATACTATAACAATTGATGCCACGAACTTAATTGTTACGTGGGAAGAAGAACCGGACACAAACGTTGTTATCAATTGGGAAGTTACAGTAATAGAATAAACACATTTTAAATTTTTATACAATGCCAACATCGGTACAAATAGCAAACGCAGAAGGCGGCCTTTCAATCCGCACAAAATTAAATACGCTTTTAGATAGCGTTTACAATGATGGCGGCGGCGCTGCATGGCTTGGAATTGGTTGCGGTTCTGCTGGCGCTCAATCCGCAGACGCAGAGCGCTTTCGCATTGGTACTAATTTTAAAGTTCTTCCAAACGGCGCGTTTAGTTGTAATGGCGCGTTTACTATTTCGGGCGGCTTTGGTGGCGCTGGCGAGTTTACTTATGTAAGGGCGAGCGACACCGTTGGCGCTTATACATTTGAAATAATGAATTCCGGATTTTCGAAAATATATTCGGATGGATCTTTCGGAATAAATTATTTTGCATCTAACGGACACACCTTTACGGGAAATGTTTTTGTTGATGGCTACAATATGAAGGTTCGTTCTTCTTCGGGCGAATACGCGAAAATTGGCGGCGTTCTTAAAAAGTTTACCGCAGATGTTTCACATACCGGCGCCGAAGCAGATCTTTATTCTTATTCGGTTCCTGCTAATACGCTTGCAAATACTGGCGAAACTATTGAATTTGAATTCAGTGTTGCCGATAGTGGTGCGGGCGCAACGGGTGTTCCAAAAATATATTTTGCTGGCACATTAATTTATGATTCTACGGTAAATAGCGCTTATATTTCAAACACTAATGTAAACATTTATCGTGGCACAATTACAAGAACTGGCGCAGCAACCGCAAAAGTTTCCGTAATTATGGTAAGCCAATTTAACGCCGGAGTTGCGGTTGATGGAGCTTATACGGAATTAGCCGGATTAGATTTTACCGCAGGAAATATTTTGAAACTTACGGGTTCGGATGTTGGCGATAATATTATTGCAAAACACGGTCAAATTAAGTGGATGCCAAACGGCAATTAATTTTTAATATTATTTTTCAAATGAAAAAAACATACAACGATTTGCAAAATTTTTATGGCGCTGCGGTTAGTTACGCAGAACAAAACGATAATGCGTTAAGTGACGCCATAAAACAAATGATTGGCGATCCAACAAAGAAGGACGAAAAAGAAAAGGTTATTCCTGGCGAATTAACCCCGCACATGAAAACCCTTATTGAAAAAAGAAATTCAACTTCGCCGGCGAAAATTGCAGAATTGCTTAAAACAGAATTTGAATTCAATGCGCTGAAGGTTAAAGAACCAAAAGGCTTAACAGCAATTCAAAAAACGCTTTTCATTGGTTTCGTTTTATGACAAGTTTAAATTTAAGTTTTTCGCAAAGGCTTCCTTTGCTTGCTGTTATTTCTGAAAAAATTGCAATGCGCGGCTCGTTGCTTAAAATGAGCATTTGGCGATCCATTCGCAAGCAAATTGAATTTTCACAGGAAGAAATAAAAAAATTCAACTTCAAAGAAGAAAACAAGCAAATTGAAGGAACGAATGAAGTTCAATTAAATTTCACATGGGATAGGTCAAAAAATAACGTTCGTGAAATAACGTTTACCGATATTGAAATTCTTGAAATTAAGGAACTAATAAAGGTGATCGATGAACAGAACGCCGCGAATGAACAGATTTTAGATCTTGCAATTGAATTGGGAATAAACTTCGAAAATGCTTCTTAACCTAACAACGATAAGCCTTCGCGCAAGCCTTAGTTTAGATCCAAACAATGCTTTGAGCTATATTGCTACTTGCTTTGAAAATAGCGAAAAGGGAATGCGCAATTTTATTGTTTCGGGTAAATTGGAAGATGCCGATGAACAGGATCTTGTTGCGGCCCCCGATGGGAACCACAATAAAAGCGTTCAGGAACTTCGTATTTTTAATGAAGATGATCAGGCACAAACCGTTACTTTGTTATTGAAAATAGAAGAAGAAACTTTTAAAATGTTTGTTGCTGTTCTTTCGCCTGGTTATTCACTTGAATACATTCAACAAAAAGGGTTTCAAATTTATAACGACTTAGGTGTTAAGCTATGAGTTGCTGTGTAAAATATTTCGGGCTATTCCCGCACAACAAAGCAATTGTTTTGGATAATTTCTTCGCGGAATTTACCGGCAAATATATTGTGCTTGTTGATCTTCCAAACGGAAATAAAAAATCTATTGAACTGGATGTTGAGGCTGGCGACGAATTCACAATTCCACAAGGGGAATTAAACGAAAGCGCACTTATAAAATTTCAAATACTTGATCCGTGGGGCAAGCCTGTGAAATTTGTGGACGATTATGAGCCATTAAATTGCGAAAACTTACAGCTTCAAACATACATAAACCAAAGCTTAAAATGCGATGATAACAATTGCGACAATAATTCTGAAGATAATAGCAGTGGCCCTTATGGGTATTATTAACGCGCTGTTTTCTTATTTGGTTGATTTCACTTTTTGGCAAGGATCTATTTTTGATGGTTGGCTTCCCTTCGTGGAAAAAAACATTTGCCGTTTTTTAGCACCTGAAGAATTCAAAAAAATTATGCAGGAACCCGCGCCCACGCGCGCGAGTAGTTTTGAAACGGTTGTTCATGGCAATTCTTTATTTGCCAAATATTACAAAATTTTAGGGGGCTGTATTGTTTGTGTTAACGTATGGCTCGGAATGCTTTCCTGGTTTATTATTTGCCATTACATCGAACTTTTTGAGGCCGCTTATGGTTTTGTATATATACTTGTGGGAAACGCTTTCTTAAGAAAAGTTACGGGGGTTGTTCACAACTAAAATTATTTATACATTTGTGAAACATTTGAATAATGAACAAAGCCGATAAAATTAAATTACTTCAGGAACTTGCAAAAAGTTTAATTTGCCCCACCAAGTACGCAAAGAAGCACCGCGTTACAAGGCGCACCGTTTATAATATGATCGCAGACGGGAGGCTTTTGGCTGTGAAAATTGAAGGCCGGCAATTCGTTTTAAGATAAATTTATTCTGTTTAGTTATCAGGCGGTTACAAAAAATAACCGCTTTTTTTGTGGAATAAATTTGCACAGTTGGGAAATAGTTTTTACATTTGTTTCATAATTAAAAAGCAACAAAATGAAATTTACCCTTAACCTTCTTGATCTTGATGTTCAGGTAGAACACAAGTTTCACAAGCCCACAGTTGGCGGCTCGCACGAAAGCGGTGAGCGCGAAATTATTCCCGCAGAAGTTGAAATAACTTCTATAAAAACCGATGGCATTGAAATTTTGCCTTTGGTTCCTACCGAAGATGTTGAACGTTTTGCAAACAAAATATTGGAGGAAGAATATGCAAACTATTAATTATAGCGGCACAAAATTGCACGACTTATATTTATCGATTGCCAGCTTGCACGCAACGTTTAACGAACAAAAAGCTGCGGGAGGCAAACCAATTATTAGCGCAACATTTCGCGCGGTTGCAATTAATGATTTCTTCAAAGCCATTCAATATTTTAAAGTGCCTATGCGCTTACTTAAAACATCTAATGGCGAAGTGTTGGGTTACTGCTTTCATTATAACCCCGATCGCGATTTGCGCTTCACGGTTGCAACTGAATTGTTGGTTCAGCCAAAATACGATCTTGTAAAAAACATGAATTAAGCAATGGAAATTTTAACAAGCCTCCGCGAAACCCCCAAGCCGAAAATGGAATTATTGGATTACGTTGTGTTTTTCCTTTTCGTGCTTGGCGTGTTTTCAGGAACTGGCACAATAATAACGGCACTATATTTTTTAATTTAAAAAGCAACAAATGGAAGCAACACATAAAGCACCAAAGATCTACGGCGCGCTTGCGGATATAATGCAGGAAATAAACGCCATTGGAAAAGACCAGCGCAACACGCAGCAAAACTACAATTTCAGGGGGATCGACGACGTTTATAACGCAGTTCAACCGCTTATGAAGAAAGCCCGCGTATTTATGACCAGTGAAGTTTTACACAGCGATACCGAAAACCGGAAAACAGCGAAGGGAACAGAACTAATTTACAGGATCTTGAAAATTAAGTTCACGTTCTTCGCCGATGACGGTTCGTTCGTTACCTGTGAAATGCAGGGCGAAGGAATGGATAGCGGGGATAAGGCAAGCAATAAAGCAATGGCAAGCGCTCAGAAGTACGCAATTATTCAAATGTTCGCCATACCTACCCAAGAAGGAAAAGAACGCGATTCAGAAGGCGCAACACAGCCAAACGAAGTTATTCTTCAGGACTATATTGAAAACGCGCTACGCTTCACAGAAAG